GATATGCGGCGGAAGCCGGGGGCGGGGTAAGCCACAAAAATCCCGCAAAAAATAAAAAGCCGTTTTACCCCATGTTGTAAAATCCGGCAAAAACAAAAAGGCTATTTTGGGCATAAAACATATTGACACAAATTATGCCGTGTGCTACACTACCCTTACAAGATGAAGGGAGCGATGCACATGAAAGTCGGATATATTCGGGTGTCCACAGAGGAGCAGAACACGATCCGCCAAGAGATACTGATGAAAGACCTTGGTGTGGAGCGTGTCTACATGGATAAAGCGAGTGGCAAGAGCCGCACAGGCAGGCCGCAGCTGGAAGCGATGATGGATTTCGTCCGAGAGGGCGATGTGGTCATTGTTGAAAGCATCAGCCGCTTTGCGAGAAGCACGAGGGACTTGTTGACGCTGGTAGAGCAGCTCACAGAAAAAGGTGTGGGCTTTGTATCGCAGAAGGAATCCATTGACACGAATACGCCGCAGGGCAAGTTCATGCTCACGGTGTTTGGTGCAATGGCAGAGCTGGAACGGGAGCAGACCTTACAGCGGCAGAGAGAAGGAATTGCGGCTGCAAAAGCGGCTGGCAAGTACAAAGGCCGTCAGCCGATAGCAATCAGCGATGATCTGCTTAAAACGGTGCATGAGCAGTGGTACAATAACGAAATTACCACGGCCTATGCGGTTAAGCGGCTTGGTGTAAGCCGGAATACCTTTTACCGCCGGATGTGGGACTACGAGGATTCCGCAGGGATTCCGAGACGGCGTTGATGAATAGAGGGAGGAAAGAAAAATGAAAAAAGCGAATCCTGCCAAGCAGAAGAAAATGATAATCGTATTAGCTATTCTGCTAATCATTACCCTTGCTGTTGCATACAGCAACAAAGATGAGGGCCCTGACGCATCGGGAGATTTCGATGTACAAGGCAGTGAATCTGCGGAAGAACTGTCGGACATTGCAAGTGATGGGATTGCAGAAAGGCTTGTTTCTTTCGGAATGACAGAAGATGAAGCACAGGCCGGCAGAGATATTCTGCGTATGTGTGGAGTGGACTCTATTTCCGGATGTGAGCCAACAGACGCATCGGCATCGGTCGATGGACTTGTTGCATTCCGTGAAGTGGTGGACAAGGACAGAGTGTTATGGTTCACGGTAGACAACCGAGAGATTATTTATGTATCCCTGAATGGAACGGACCTATATGACAAAGACAAGGGTGGGTTCTTGATGACGATAGACGATGTACATGTGCCGGAATCTTCTGTGCCATACAATGTTTATCGACAGTTGCAAGACATGACAGAGACTGTCCTTGACCGATACTTTGTAAGTGCAAAATACTACGACGCATGGGGCATTGGACGCGCAGACGAAAAATACATGGTGCAGTGCGAAGTATATGCGTCAAACGCACTCAAGATGAAATCCTGGGTTCCTGCAAAGGTCTGGTATGAAGATCAAGGAAATGGCGAATTTGTTGTTACTGGCGTACAGATTGATGGAACGCAGTACGAAGTGAAGCCGTAAGGGACCCGAAAAAACCAAATAGAATGGACTACCGATTATTCGGCAGTCCATTTTTTATTGCAGGAGGACGAATGGATTATCGGAAGATTGCGGAGAGCATCAAAAACCGCATAGAGAAAACGCATGACCGGGAAGCCTACAAAGATTTGCTGGCGTTGTGCATTGGGTACGAAGCGGAAGATTTTGCTGCGGCGCACCAGTTAAATTCCGAAGTCCGAAAGATGACCTCAGAGGCACTTCGTAACGGAAACCCAAAAGATGCGGAGTATTTCTACACCCTACATAAGCAGTCAATGCTTTTTGACGCGCCGCATGATTTCGATACCTTCCTGCTGTATGTGGAGATGGACAGAAAGCCGGAGAAGCGGTTTTATGCTCCACGCAGGCGGTATCTAAGACCTATTGTGCAGGGGTATCAAGATGTCCTTGACGGCAAATTGAGGCTGCTGACCATTTCCCTACCGAAAAGAGCCGGGAAAAGCCAGCTGGGAATCAATTTCATCAACATGATTTCCGGGAGAAACCCGGATAAATCGTCACTTATGGAAGGCACGGGCGATGACCTTGTGCGGAGCTTCTACAACGGCTGTCTGGAGTATCTGCAAACGCCCAACGAGTATTTGTTCTACGATGTGTTTCCGGATGCTCCCTTGGTACAGACCAACGCAGACACGAAAATCATCAATCTGCGTTCAAAATCTCGATTCCCTACGGTCATGTGCCGGTCGATTGACGCGCGGCAAGTGGGTTTGTCGGAGGCAACCAATGTCCTGTACTTGGATGACTGCGTGGAGGGCAGAGAGGAAGCGAAAAACCGTCAACGGCTGGATGATAAGTGGGAAGTAATTTCCGGCGATATTTTAGGCCGTGCCATCGAGGGTACGCCTATTGTGGCCACCGGGACGAGATACTCCCTATATGACCCCATAGGGCATTTACAGGAAGAAGCGCAAAAAGGCGGCTGGACATGGAAAGCCATTGAAATCCCCGCCCTTGACCCAATTACAGACGAAAGCAATTATGAGTATGAGCGGGAGGGTAAAAAGGTTTTTACCACCGCTTATTTCCGCGAGCAGAGAGAGCTTCTGAGCGCGGAACAGTTTGAAAGCGAATTCCAGCAGCAGCCATTTGAAGCAAAGGGGCTGCTGTTCAATAAGTCGGAGCTGAACTATTTCTTTGAGCTGCCGGTAGACCGTGACCCGGATGCGATCATTGCCGTGGCAGACACCGCAGAAAGCGGAAAAGACAGTACGGCGATGCCTGTTGCGGCCTTATATGGGGATGAAGTCTACATTGTGGATGTGGTATACGACGATTCCCCCGCAGAGGTAACAAAGCCGGAATGCGCAAGGTGCCTGATTGATAACAAGGTGGGAGACGCACTGTTCGAATCCAATAACGCCGGTATGTATTTTGCGAGAGATGTTGCAGAAATCGTAAAAAACGCCGGATTTAATACCAGCATACGGACAAAAAGGACGATTTCCAACAAGCAGACACGAATTGAGTTTGCATCGGATGGAATCAAGAAGAATTTTTACTTCAAGCATCCGTCCACATACAAGCGAGGGTGTCAATACTGGGGATTCATGCAGGAAGTGACCACCTATGTAAGAAGCGGCAAGGTGGCGCACGATGACGCGCCTGATTCCTTGTCGCTGCTGGAGAACGAAATCCGAAACCGCATCAGCGGCAAGATTGAGATATTCAAAAGACCGTTTTAAGGGGTGACGCTATTGAGACAAATGTTTGGTAGAAAGGTCATTTATTCGGATGCTACCGAGGTAAACGAGGGTAATATTGCAAATATCCTGCAAAAGGCAATGGTTGTCCACGCCGCAAACCGGGCGGACATGGAATATTTATACAAGTACTATAAAGGCGACCAGCCTATCCTTGCGAGAGTAAAGGATGTGCGACCGGAGATCAACAACAAGATTGTCGAAAACCGGGCAAACGAAATTGTGTCCTTTAAGGTTGGCTATTTGATGGGCGAACCTGTCCAGTATGTCAGCAGAACAGCCGATGAAAAAACCGCCGAGATGGTGACAAAACTGAACGATTATGTTTTGTCCGAGGACAAACCGGCAAAGGATAAGGAATTGGCGGACTGGTTCCACATCTGCGGCACGGCTTATCGCATGGTCATGCCGGACACACCGGAAGATGAAGATGAAGCCCCGTTTGAGATTTATACCCTTGACCCACGGTTTTGCTTTGTGGTGTATTCTGTGCAGCTGGGAAATCCTCCCCTTATGGCGGTCAAGTATGTCAAGATGGAAGATGGGACAGTTGTTTTCAGCTGTTACACGAAAGACCACTTCTATGAAGTGACCGACACATGGAAGATTATTCGCAGCGAGCCGCAGATTTTGGGGATTCCCATTATTGAGTACCCGGCAAACCGTGCGAGACTTGGCGCGTTTGAAATTGTTCTGAATCTGCTGGATGCAATCAACAATGTGGAGTCCAACCGCATGGATGGCGTGGAGCAGTTCGTGCAGTCCCTGCTTCTGTTCCATAATGTGCGTATTTCCGAAGAACAATATTCTGCACTGCGGCAGGATGGAGCGATTCAGTTTGAGGATATTGACCCGCAGAAGAAAGCGGAGATCAAGAACCTTGTTACAGAGCTGAATCAAACGCAGACACAGACCCTTGCGGACAATCTGTATAACACGGTGCTGACTATTTGCGGGATGCCCAATAGAAACGGCGGTTCTTCCACCTCTGACACCGGCTCTGCAGTCATCATGCGTGACGGCTGGTCTGCGGCAGAAGCAAGAGCAAAGGATTCCGAGCTGGTGTTCAAGCGTTCCGAAAAAGAGTTTCTGAAAGTGCTTTTGCGGATTTGCAATGACTTGAGCGATTTGTCTTTGAAACTGTCTGCAATCGAGATCAGATTCACCCGACGGAACTATGAGAACATTTCCGAAAAGGCTAATGTGCTGGTAACCATGCTGGGTAACGGGAAAATTGCGCCACAGCTTGCGTTTACGCATTGCGGCCTATTCAGCGACCCGCAGCTTGCGTACAAGATGAGCATGGAATATCTGGAGGAAAACGGAGGAAACAATGGAATTAACGATGGAGATGGTACGGACGATCAACGAAATCCTCAAGAACCGCAATCAAGCGGAGGTGAAAGTGGAGAACGGGAAGATCGTAGTAATCGAAGTGCGTAGGAAAAAGAAATACTGAGTGGGTCTGGCAAGGGCTTGACCGACAGCCGAGGGGCTATCCGAAAGGTTAGCCCCTTTATTTTTTCGATTTACCCGCCGTAAGGTGATAAATGGTCAGGGACGACCTAAAAACGCAAACGGGAGACAACCCGAAAAAAACAGAAAATAGTGCTGAGTGAACAGCCTTGTTAAACGCAGGAGGTAATCAAAATGGCAAAAATCGACACCAATCAGATCAAGGGCTATGCGGAAATGTCTTTGGAGGACAAGCTGAAAGCATTGGAAGCGTTTGAGTATAACGACAATGCATCCGAGCTTGAAAAGCAGAAGGCGGCTGTTTCTAAGGCAAATTCCGAGGCCGCAGAGTGGAAAAGGAAACACAATGCCCTGCTGAGCGAGGACGAGCAGAAGAAGCAGAAGCAGGAGGAGGACATTGCCGCCATGCAGAAGGAACTTGACGAACTGCGCCGAGACAAGACCGTTTCGCAGTTCACAGCCAAGTTTATTGCACAGGGCTATGACGAAAAGCTTGCGGCCGAAACCGCAAAGGCGATGGCTGACGGAAACACTGATAAGGTGTTTGCCAACCAGCAGGCGTTTCTTGAGGCTTATGCAAAGCAGGTAAAGGCCAGCGCAATGCAAGGCACGCCCAAGCCCGCTGCGGGCGCAGGGGCGAATGGTGCAGACTTTTCCAAGAAAGCTGCCGAAGCGCAGAACGCCGGCAATTTTGCGGAGGCGGCGTACTATACCCGCCTAATGAATCAGGACAACAACACACAGTAAAGGAGAATGAATTAAAATGGCAGATACTTTTGCTACCAGCTTCGGAGTGCTGAATTACTCCGGGATGCTCTTCAACAAGGGCAACACCCGCACCCCTCTGTCTTCCATCATCGGAAGCCGGGCAAAAACCACCAACCATGTCGAGTTCGTCACAGGGCAGGAATACAGCTCTGCCGGCGGCACCCAGCCCGCAATCAGCGAGACCGCGTCTCTGACTGCCCCTGATGCAACCGTGGTGACCCGCACCCAGAAAACCAATGTCACGCAGATTTTCCAGGAGACCGTAGGTGTTTCCTACGCCAAGATGTCCAACATGGGCACTCTGTCCGGCGTGAATATCGAGAATCAGCAGGCGAACCCCATCAATGAACTGGATTTCCAGGTGGGCGCAAAGATTCAGAAGATTGCCCGGGATATGGAGTTCACCTTCATCCAGGGCGCATACAACAAGGCCGCGGACGATTCCAAGATCAACAAGACCCGTGGCCTGACCACCGCCATTACCACCAATGTTACCGCTATGGCATCCAAGCCTTTGGGCCTGTGGGATGTAGCCGACATGGTGAAGAAGATTTACGGAGCAAACGCCCCCACAAATGGCCTGGTGCTGTGGTGCGATGCCGTGACCATGTTCCAGATCAATGCGGATGCCGTGCAGAACGGTCTTACCGTAGTTCCTGTTGCTCGCGAAATCAACGGCATTGCGCTGTCCAGCGTAATCACCCCTCTGGGCGTGGTTTATCTGTACCTGGGCGAGTGCCTGCCCGCCGGCACCGCACTGCTGCTGAATCTGGATGTTATCGCCCCTGTGTACCAGCCTGTTCCCGGCAAGGGTAACTTCTTCCTGGAGCAGCTGTCCAAGACCGGTGCTGGTGAAAAGTATCAGCTGTTCGGTCAGGTGGGTCTTGACCACGGCCCCGAATGGTATCATGGCAAGTTCACCGGTATTTCCACCGATTTCACCGCGCCCACCTACAGCCGCAGCGTGTTCATCGCCAATGACGCAAGCAATCCTGTAAACACCAAAGCTGTGACCGGCTGATAAAGGAGGGCGGGAAGTATGACCGAAGCTGAAAAGACCGAGCTTTTAGCTACTATGACAGACCAGCAAGGAAGCGTGCTTTCCGCCTACCTTGCTATTGCTGGGGATAAAGTGCTGCGCAAACTATACCCGTTTGACGACACGATTAAAGAAGTCCCCGAACGGTATCACATGACCCAAGTGGAGATTGCCGCATATCTGCTGAACAAGCGCGGAGCAGAGGGCGAAACAGCGCACAGCGAGAATGGTATTTCCCGCTCCTATGAGGACGGCGATGTTCCGTCTTCCCTTTTGCGTGACATTGTCCCTTATGCGGGGGTGGTGAAATGAGATGTATGGATCGGAACAAATCGGAATTTTGGTATCTCCTGTATGACGGGAAAACTATGAATGTGTCCGATGATGGATATGAAACCGGGCAAATGTCCGTGAAATACAAGGACGCAGTGAAAATGCTGGCGAATATCTCCCCTGCATCCGGTGCGGCGCAGGTGGAGCAGTTCGGACAATTTGTGTCTTATGACAAGGTTATTGTCACGGATGACATGAGCTGCCCTATCAGCGAGGATACTGTTCTGTTTGTAGACAAGGAGCCGGAGTATGACAACGAAAAGCCTCTGTATGACTACGTCGTAAAGCGAGTGGCCAAGTCGCTCAATTCCATTTCCATTGCCATAAGCAAGGTGAATGTATCGTGAAGCATAAGGTTGTTACCACCCTTTCTCCAACCGGCGTGCAGCAGATGATCGATTCCGTTCAGGAATACAGAGAATGGCTAAAAACCGGCTGTACGCTGCTGCTGGAACGTCTTGCACAAGAGGGCTATGAGGTGGCAAGCGCAGGTTTTTCGGATGCCACATATGACGGCACAAACGATGTGACCGTGTCTGTCGAAGATCGAGGGAAAATAAAGGCCGTTGTCGCCGTTGGCGGCACGGTCTTATTTATTGAGTTCGGCACCGGAATAACTTACCCGGATAACCACCCGGAAGCAAGTGATCTTGGTATGGTGCGTGGCATGTATGGGAATGGACACGGAAAACAAACCACATGGGGCTATTACGGAGACCCCGGAACAAACGGAACAGTTGCAGGAGAGAGAGCAAAGGGAACGCTTGTTCTTACACACGGCAACCCCGCAAATATGCCCATGTATAACGCCGTAAAAGAATTGGAGTTACGGCTTGGCGCACTCGTAAAGGAGGTGTTCCGATGATTGATGTGGAACGGATGATTTTTACCCCGATTGCAGAATCCCTACGGAAGAAATTCAAGGGGGTAGCTGTTTCCGGGGCGTATGTAAAATCTCCTCCTGACTTTCCGTATGCAAGCATTGTGGAACAGGACAATTATACAACCACGATCAATCAGGACAGCTCCGACACAGAGCGTTTTGCGACCGTCATGTATGAGGTCAATGTCTACTCCAACAAAGCCGGAGAAAGCAAAGCGGAATGCCGCAGCATCCTGTCAGAAATCGACAAAATGCTGTATGCAATGAATTTCACACGCATTTCCATGACACCCGTCCCGAACATGGATGATGCGTCCATTTATCGCTTAGTAGCGCGATACCGAGCTGAAACGGACGGAAACACACTTTTTAGGAGGTAAATTATGGCAATCAGTACTTACAAATGCTTTCTGATGCAGAAAGCGTCCACCGGGGGTACATGGACGAAACTGGTGGACATCAAGGAGTTCCCCGACCTTGGCGGTGATCCTGAAATGCTGGAAACCACCACCCTGTCTGACAAGATGCAGACCTACATCGCCGGTATTCAGTCTATGGACGGCCTGAGTTTCACGGCGAACTACACCCTGGCCGATTACAAGGCCCTGAAAGCGAAAGAGGGCGCAGAAGCAGATTATGCCGTCTGGTTTGGCGGCACGGAGACCGGCGGTGCTGTTACCCCCACTGGCTCTGACGGAAAGTTTTCCTTCAAGGGCCAGCTTTCCGTGTACCCCACCGGCGGCGGCGTAAACGAAGTAGTAGGCATGAATATCACCATCGCACCCACCTCTGTCATCGCTTTGGATGACAGCGAGTAAGGAGGAATTATGGCAAAGACAATGACCATCGAGCACAACGATGTGAAGTATGTGCTGGAGTATACCAGAAAGTCCGTGGAGATGATGGAGCGGCAGGGCTTCGAGATCGAGGAACTACAGCGAAAGCCCATGACCTATCTGCCCGCCCTGTTCGCCGGTGCTTTTCTGGCGCATCACCGCTATGTAAAGCGTGACGTGATCGACAAGATTTATGCACAGCTGCCTAACAAGGGCGATATGCTGGGCAAACTGGTGGAGATGTATAGCGAGCCTATTGTTGCGCTTATGGATGATCCCGAAGCTGAGGGAAACGCCAACTGGACGGTGGACTGGTAAGCGATACACCGCCCGATAAAGAGGGGGGCAATACCCCCCTCTACGCTTACACGGACAAGTTTTATGAGGTTTTCCCTTATTACCTTGCAATAGGTATGACCTACGAACAGTTCTGGGAAATGGATTGTGAGTTGGTCAGGTATTATCGCAAGGCGGCGAAAATCAAGCAGGACTTGGATAACCAGCAAGCATGGTTACAGGGTGCGTATTTCTATGAAGCCTTGGCGGATGTTTCGCCTATTCTTCATGCGTTCGCAAAGAAGGGCGCAAAGCCCATTCCGTATCGAGATTCCCCCTATCCTGTTGGTGGGAATGACAAATTACCCGATAAAGCGGAGAAAGAGGAGAAAAACGATAACCGTGCAAAGGCAGTTATGGAAATGTTTATGATTGCCAACAATAAGAAGTTCGAGCCGGGAGGTGAAAAGCATGGACAATCTTGAAATCCAAGGGCTTGAGTTCCAAATCAAGGAGAACAGCGATAGTGCCGTTGCGTCTTTAGGACGTCTTGAAAAAGCACTTTCTTCCCTGAAAACGGCCACCTCCGGCGGAGCGTCCGGCCTCAGCGGAGCGTCGAAACAGGTGGATTCCTTTAACAAGTCTCTGAACAACATTGAGAAAACATCAAGGTCTGGTAAGCTTGGAGGTTTTTTCCAGTCGTTGAAAACAACCGGAGTACTGGTTGGAATCAGGATGCTCCGCTCTGAGCTGTCAAAAGCTATCACCGAATCAAATGATTATCAGGAGGACCTAAACCTTTTCACCGCATCAATGGGGCAATACGCAAAAGAAGCCCAAGAGTACGCTGAAAACGTCGGAGAAGTGATGGGCATTGACCCCGCCAAGTGGATGCGAAATCAGGGCGTGTTCAATACCTTATTGACTGGTTTCGGGTCTGTCTCCGACCGTGCCTACTTGATGAGCAAGAACCTTACCCAGCTTGGCTATGACATTTCCTCGTTCTTCAACATCTCCGTTGAAGATGCTATGCAAAAGCTGCAATCTGGTATTTCTGGCGAATTGGAGCCGTTGCGTAGATTGGGCTATGACTTGTCGCAAGCCAAACTGGAACAAACCGCCTTGACGCTGGGAATCGAAAAGTCTGTTTCTGCCATGACGCAAGCGGAAAAGGCGGAGCTTCGATACTACGCCATTATGACGCAGGTCACAACGGCTCAGGGCGATATGGCCCGTTCACTAGAAGCCCCGGCAAACCAACTCCGCATCTTCCAAGCGCAGTTGACACAGGCATCAAGAGCAATCGGTAATATTTTTATTCCTATTCTTCAAAAGATATTGCCAATTGCAATCGCCGTCCTTCGTATTGTACGCGAGCTGGCGGATGCTATTGCAAAACTGTTTCACTTCAAGCTCACGGAGATTGATTATTCTGGCGTTGGGAATCTTGCCAGCGGCGCAGAAGATGCCGCTGCAGGCTTTGACGATGCAACAAGCGCAGCAAAAGAGCTGAAAAAGTCCGTTATGGGCTTTGATGAGCTTAACATTCTGAATGGCAACACTGCGTCCGGGTCTGGTTCTGCAGGTGTGTCCGGCGGCAGCGGTTTTGACTTTGAATTGCCTGAGTATGGTTTTCTTAATGATGTAAGTAAGCAGGCTGATGAAGTCACGCAGAAGCTCAAAAATGCACTCCCGTGGGTTCTCGCTATCGGCGCTGGCCTTTCTGCATGGAGAATTGGGAAAAAATTTGGTTTTAATTTGCAAAAAACCATTGGACTTGCTGTGGGCATTTATGGTGCGCTTACGCTTGTACAGAACATTTTAGATTCGATCGTAAACGGTGTAACGCAAGAAAACATGGCCGGGATGATTTTCGGCATGACGCTTGCCGTGACAGGACTGTATGTTGCTCTTGGGCCGGTGGCTGGAGGAATTACAGCCATCGTTTCCGGGCTTGCTGTTTTGGCCGTTGCGTTTACTGATGCGGAGAAAAACGGATGGAATTTCCAGAACCAAATGCTTGCTATTGCAGGGATTCTTGCGGCAGGTGTCGGGATCGGTATACTGATTGGGTCTTGGATTCCTTTGCTAATTGGGATGATTGCATCCCTGCTTCTTAGCATTACTACGGCGACCGGGCACGGGCAGGAACTTATCGAAGGAGTCAAAGAAACGCTAAAGGGATTTATTGATTTCTTTGCGGGAATTTTTACTGGAGATATAGAAAGAGCTACGAATGGAATCGCTGGAATCTTTAACGGTCTTGGGAAAGCGATTGGTGCTGTAATTGACGGTATAAGAGATTGGTTTAACGGATTGTTGGATTGGATTGACCAGAAAACAAACGGAAAGTTGAAGCCGCTTATTACCGGAATCAAGGCCATTGTAACCGCCGTTTTTGACAACATCAAGCAAACCGTCGGGAATGTAATCAACGAAATTAAGACAATTTTTTCCGGGCTAATCAAGTTTATCTCCGGCGTTTTCTCTATGGATTTTGACAAGGCGTGGGAAGGAATTAAGGACATTTTCAAGGGTGTATGGAACACCATAATCGATCTGCTTAACGGCGCAATCAATATCATCATCAGAGGACTGAACTGGCTCATTAAGCAGATGAATAAAATCAGTTTTGATGTTCCTTCGTGGGTACCGGCCATTGGCGGGAAGTCTATCGGTGTGAACATTTCCTATATCAGTGAGAATGTGCTTCCGCATCTTGCAAAAGGTGCAGTTATCCCGGCAAATGATGAATTTCTTGCTGTGCTTGGCGATCAGACCCACGGGAACAACATCGAAGCGCCGGAAGGCCTTATTCGTAAAATTGTCCGGGAGGAATCCGGCGGTTCCAGCGAAATTCACGTCACTATCGTTCTCGATAGTGTAACTGGGAAGAAATTGTTTGATACGGTGGTAAGGGAGAACAACGCCGTTGTCCGTGCAACTGGGGCAAGCCCTCTTGTTATGTAAGGAGGTCAAATGGCAATTTTAACCATCACAAAGGCAGACGGGACGATTGTCCCGCTGCCTGACCCCAGCGAATATTCGTGGGGTCTACAAGATGTTGATGCAGACGGAACGGGGCGAAACCAAAGCGGAGATTTGTTCCGTGACCGTGTGGCAAGCAAGCGAAAGCTAACTCTATCGTGGCCACCCATGAAAGCCGCTCCTATGTCTACGCTGCTACAAGCGGTTGATGATGTGTTTTTCGATGTAAGTTATCCAGATGCAATGACCGGAACCACAAGGAAAATGACCGCATATGTTGGCGACAGAACGGCTCCAATGTATAGCCTTATTGATGGTGCATATCAATGGAATGGGCTATCTATGAACTTCATCGAGAGGTGAGCCATGCACACTGTAACAGACGCATTTCATGCTGCGTGTTCGGCACCGGGGCGTGAAATTACCAGCAAAATCAATTTCAATGGAACAACAGACCTCCCCGCATCGGAGGTACAGGAGATTGTTGTAACAGAGCAGTTTGGCTCGTCGGACGGCGTGACCATCGGTGCGGCGTTTTCGTCCAGTTGCAAGGTGACGATGTACAAGCAGGACAATCTCCCGCTGAACGGTGCATTTTTTATTCCATCTGTTGGAATCATGGTGGGCGGCGAAGCCCAGTATGTCCAAAAGGGCAAATATTACATCCCCACGGACGGCGTAGAAGAAAGCGGGAAGTTGTGGGTAACTATCACAGGATATGACCGCATGGCCAGTCTGACGGATGATTATGTGCCTACCATTGATTTCCCCGCCACTCCTGTGCAGATTCTCACAGATGTGTGTACGCAAGGAAATGTCACTGCTCCCTCTGTAGCTTTGCCGGATATTCAAATTGCTGCCCCCTACACAGGGTCACTGCGCCAGCAACTCGGATGGCTGGCGGGGCTGATCGGATGCAATGCAAAATTTGGTTCCGACGGCGAACTAAAATTCTGCTGGTACTCTGATAGTATTTCTGTTGGGCCGGAGGTGCAGTATCAGGGAGGACTTAGCAAATCCGCAGATTCCCCGTTTACCATACAAAGCCTTGTCACGGGAACGGAAGAAAACCCCATCACGGTCGGGACGGGTGTTGGAATTTCGGCTACAAACCCGTATATTACCGAAGCTGTGGCGGCTACTGTTTTTGAGAAAATTGGAAACAAGGCAATGATGCCGTGTAAGGTGCAATGGCGGGGAGACCCCTCTACGGAAGCAGGTGACATATTGCACGTTACAGATGTGACCGGCCCAGCCAGCACATTCCCCGTGTACATTATGGAACAGGAGCTGCGCATAAAGGGCGGAATGGTGGCGAATACGACCTGCTATGCGCCGCAGGACAAGCAGTATGTCGTGGAAAGCCCTATTATGCAGCAAGTAAAACGGGAATATTCCGGCCTTGCCAAAGCCATGAAGGATGCCACCGAAAGAATCATAGGCGCAAAAGGCGGATACTGGGAAGTCACGCTGGATGATGACGGTTTCCCAACTGGGTGGATGGTTCGAGACACGCCCACTATGGAAGATAATACAAGGCTGTGGATTATGAACATCAACGGTCTTGGATATTCCAAAGACGGCGGGAAAACCATTTCTGGCGTTGCGCTTACGATGGACGGCGCAGTAAACGCAGACACAATAACGGCTGGGCAGATGTCCGCAGAGCGTGTGACGATCAATGGACAAACTCTTTCTGATTTCATTGATGCAAGCATTGATGAAAATGGACACCCTGTGCTTCGCATTGGATCCTCTGCATCGGAGATTGTTTTGAAGGAGTACAACGACAAGATTGGGTTTTATGACGCAAGCGGCACATTGTTAGCGTACTGGAATAACAACAGCTTTGAACTGGTAGAGCTATCGAAGTTCCGCCTCGGCCCGATGTCTATCGTTGTGCAGCCGAATCAATCCATAAGTTTCGTGGGGGTGACGTGATGCCGAGCATCTACGGAAGCAAATCTAAGGGATGGCAGCTACGCCTTGACTATACGGTCAAGAGCCAGAGCATCGAGAATAACACCAGCGCGCTTGATTTAACCTTGTATGTGTACGACGGTACCGGGTACTCACAAAATGAGTCTGCGAACGAAGCGTATTACATTCTGCAAGGTACAAAAAAGTGGAATCCGTACAATTACCCATCTACCGGTTGGTACAAGCTTGGCGTAAAGTCTATCACTGTTACACATAGTGGTGACGGAACCGGGAAAGTCACGCTTTCCGGCGAATGGGACTGCGGCTTTGATTCGTCCTACACACCAAGGCATTTGACCGTATCAGGCAGTGTTACGCTGCCAACAATTCCAAGAGCATCTTCCGTGTCTGCCGCAAATGGCACAATGGGCGGTAATGTATCAATTACAATCACACGGAAAAATTCCTCCTTTACACATAAGTTGTCCTATAACGCCGGAAGCGGGTATGTCTCTATTGCAACTGGTGTAGCCACATCTTACACGTGGGCAAGCCCTGACAGCATGATAGATGCTACCACAAATGCTTCATCCCGCACGGTGACGATAAAATGCGAGACCTACAACGGAAGCAGCAAGATAGGTGAAAGCACGACAACCTGTGTCCTCACTGTGCCGGAATCCCTCGTTCCATCTTTAAGCGTGGTGCTTTCCGATGCCGCTGGGTATCAGCCGACATATGGATGGGTACAAAACAAGAGCCAGCTAAAAGCCGTTGCCACAAGTGGCGGAGTAAGGGGAAGTACCATCGTAGGTACTGTCATGAAAATTGGTAATGAAAATGCCAATTTGAATACAGGGAATCTGCTTACAAAAAGCGGCTCTGTTGTGGTGACGGTAACTACGACAGATTCTCGTGGCAGAAGCAAGACGGTTACAAACACTATTACTGTACAGCAGTATGCTGGACCGACTATTGCAAATCTCACATACGCAAGAGGCTCCTACACAAGTGGCGTGTGGACAGAAAACAATACAGGCGCAGACATTAAGGTGATGTTCGACCTCACCATTTCTTTGAGTAATAACACCGCCAGCATCTCTTTGAAGATCGATGACGAGAATAGGCAAACCCTTTCTGCGCAAAGCTCCGGCTCAAAGGTTGTTTACATCGCCGGTGTCGGAACAGATACGACCAGAAAACTGACGGTAGTCGCCACGGACGCTTTTTCAAGCAGTTTTACCAAAGAAATGGATGTGGCAACAGTTGAAGTTCCGTTAAATATCAACTTCAACTTGCCGGGAGTGTGTTATGGCGGGGTATCCGAAAAAGAGAAAACGGTGCAATTCAAGTGGCCTATCTTCGCCGAAAAGGACATGGAGCTGAACGGGGAATTGATTTTATCTGATTCCGCAGCGGGAAAACTTCGGCAATTGATGGGCATCCAAGACTACATCATTGAGCAAGGCGTAAGCGGCAACTGGACGTACTACAAGTACGCCTCCGGTTATGCAGACTTGTGGTGGCGTGGGACAGTGACACCTACTAGCTATACTGCTGTGGGGAGCATGGTCTATACCAACATCATCAGCCTGTCAATGCCCTTTGGTGTGACCGGCAACGTAGTAGTCACGGGCAGCGTCCAAAATCTACACATGATCTGCAATACGGATTGGAGCTATGTCGGGGAAACGGTGTCGTTCCGCATGCTTCGTGCAGCGTCCATGACGCTGGGTGCTCAAACCGTATCGCTGCGGGTGACTGGCAAATGGAAAGCATAAAACATATAAGGAGATACCGCATGACAGAAACTATCATTGTTGCACTTATCACCGGCGGCCTGTCGCTGCTGGGGGTAATCATCACCAGCAACAAGACCACCCGTGATGTGCAGGCCAAGCTGGACACGCAGCAGGCCGTCACCGACACCAAACTGGACGAGCTGACACGGGAAGTCCGGGAGCATAACAACTTCGCCCGGCGCGTTCCGGTGCTGGAGGAGCAAATCAAGGTCGCCAATCACAGGATAGCGGATTTGGAAAGACTGCCCAACCGCTGAGCCTCGCAAATCTAAAGTATGAGGAGGGATACCCATGTATCGAGGTACAACGCCCACGCTGACCTTCCGGCTTCCTATTGATACGGGGAGCATCACGGCGCTGTCGCTGGCCGTGGCGCAGGCCGGACAGGTTAAAATCGAAAAAGCATTGTCGGATGTACAGCTGGACGGGAATGTTGTCTCATGCACACTGACGGAAGCCGAGACCCTGTCGCTTACTGCCGGGAGAGGCATTGACGCAAAGATACAGCTTCGGGTGGGCGTAGGCGGTCAGCGCATGGCATCTCAGGTATTCGAAGTGCCGGTGGAGCGTATCTTGCGGGATGGTGCGCTATGATCGATTTTGCGGTAACTTTTTCTCCCGGCGCTGACCTGGAGGTCGATATGGGTCAGGTGATGGAGGTGCTTGCTACCGAGGAGCGGACGGTGGAGCTGTCTATGCCCTCCGGCAATCAAGTCATCCTGCCCACCAGCAGCAAAGGCATGCGTAAGGTGACGATTCAAAAACCGGACACCCTACTGCCCGAGAACATCAAGAAGGATGTGGTGATCGGCGGCGTGACCGGAACTCTGGAGGGTGGCGGCAGCTTCAAGGCAGTGATAGAACGCACGGCTGTCAGCCCTACACTTCCGGGTGATTTGACGACCATTGGTTACAGTGCGTTTAGCGGTTGTCCCAACCTTGCATTAACCAGCCTGCCGTCTGGGGTAACAAGCATCAGTGACTATGCGTTTAATAATTGCCCCAACCTTGCATTAACCAGCTTGCCGTCTGGCATGACAAATATCGGTAGCTATGCGTTTCAAAGCTGCCCCAAACTTGCACTAACTAGTCTGCCGTCTGGAATAACACGCATCGGTTACTATGCGTTCAATGGTTGCCGCAACCTGGCAATAACTAGGCTGCCACCTGGGATAACGAACATTGGTTTCGGTGTGTTTGCTAATTGCACCGGGCTAACAAGTATTACATTCGAGGGAAACCCAAAGACCATCCACTCTTCTGCATTTAACGGGTGCTCCAACCTAACCACCATCTATGTTCCGTGGTCGCAGGGGCAAGTAGCAAATGCTCCTTGGGGTGCGAGCAAGGCCACCATCATTTACGATTATACGGAGGATTAAAAAAAAGAAAGGAGACTGTAGTGAATGTACAATACCGACTAAACCGATAAACAAAGACTTGTCAACATTTTTTGTGTGCCCGATTCGGGCACGGAAAGGAGAAATTATGGAAACTTTTGGCATCGCAAGCGTGGCGGTCATCACCGTCATCACCTACCTCGTGGGGCTGGTGGGCAAGGCCAGCAGCATGAACGACAAGTGGATTCCCATCCTGTGCGGGGTCTGCGGCGGTCTGCTGGGGGCTGTCAGCTACTATCTGGCACCCATCCCGGACTTCCCGGCGGGCGATCCCATCACCGCCATTGCCGTGGGTATCGTCAGCGGTCTGGCGGCCACCGGCATCAATCAGGCTGTCAAGCAGCTGAGCAAGGGGGAGTGAGATATGGGCAAGCGCATCACTGCCGCATATCCCATTGCCAAGGCGGGCGGTATCCCCATCAACACCAGCATCCCGGCCAGCACGGAGACCTATGACCGGCTGGGCGGGCGGGACGTGGCTTTTGTGGTGCTGCACTACACGGGCAACGTCAGCGACACCGCCGAGGCCAACTGCAAGTATTTCGCAGGCGGCGACCGGGAGGCCAGCGCACACTACTTTGTGGACGAGGACAGCATCTACCAGTCCGTACCGGCCTGTGACCGGGCATGGGCGGTAGGCTCTTCTGATCCGGTACATCCCCTCTGCCGCAACACCAACAGTATCTCTATCGAGATGTGCTGCTCTGGGAACTACCATGTTTCCGAGCGCACCAAGGCCAACGCTGCGTCGCTGACGGCGGAGCTGTGCAAGCTGCTGGGCATCTCCGGCGTGGACACCTACGTCCTGCGGCACTACGACGTGACCGGGAAGTCCTGCCCCCGGCAGATGGCAGGGAAGAACAATGCGGAGTGGGAGGCGTTCAAGGCCAGCGTCAAGGCGCTGCTGAACGAGCGGCCCAAGCCCGCACCCGCACCGACGACGAAGGAGGAGACGATCAACATGGAACTGCGTATGCTGCGCCGTGGCATGGAGGGCAACGATGTCCGGGCCGCCATGCTGCTGATGAAGGACAAGGGCTATTACCCGGATGAAATTTGGAGCGGTGACAAGCTCTTTGGCCCCAAGATGGAGGCCGGGCTGCGCCGGATGCAGGCTGACCACGACCTCGGCGTGGATGGCATTCTCGGTGCCGCCAGCTGGGGCTATCTGCTGGGAAAGTAACCACACCACATGGACGGCGGAGGGCGACCATGCGCCGCACCCTCCGCCCACGCATTGCGTCCGCACGTCCACGGCTGAGACCGTGCTATGGATCGTCAACGGAAAGCGGTCAGGGGATATATTGCCGGGATGGCTCCGAGCCGGGCGGTCGAATTTGTTCGTTCGTTCGACCTGCCGGAGGAGGAGGCGCAGAGCATCATCCTATGCGACGTCCGGCAAAAATCCTATGTACAGGCGTCGGATATCCTGCATCTTTCCCCGGAGAGCATCAAGCGCAAGCGGAGGAAGGCGCTGGACAAGATCATCGATGCCCTGACGCACCTATAAAGAAGCACCCATTCAAAGACCATTTCATGGCCCTTTGGATGGGTGCTTTTCCTGTATCATAAAGGAAAAGGAGGGCATACCATGTACGGATTTTCCAACAACCCCTATCAGCAGGGCTATTCCCCCTACATGGGGCAGCCATACGGGCAGAACAATCAACAGACGTGCCAGATCACACGGGTAAACGGGAGAAACGGAGCGGAGGCGTTCCGCATGGCTCCCAACAGTTCCATCCTTCTGCTGGACGAGCACGATCCCATCGTGTGGCTTAAGGTCAGTGACGGAGCTGGTTACTGTACGGTGACGCCTTACAGCGTGGCCCCATATCAAGATCCGGCCAAGGTGGACGTGAACAGTCTGGAAGAGCGTGTGAAAAGATTGGAGGAGATGATCAATGCCAAACCCGATGATGCAGATGCTGCAAAGGAGCGGGAAAAGCCCCAATAACCCCCTTGCCATGCTGGGTGAATTTCGGAGGTTTGCGGCGGGCATGACCCCGCAAAAGGCAAAGGAACAGGTGGAGGAGATGCTCAAAAGCGGGAAGATGAGCCAAGAGCAGTTTCAGCAGCTCCAGCAGAAGGCAAAGGAGTTTATGCAATTTCTGAAATAAGCCGGGTCGACACGGTTTATTTATAAAATCTTACAGAAAGGAGCTTTTCACATGGAGAACTATTCCCTCTCTGATCTGCGGGCCGCTGTGGATGGCGGCAACGACGGCTGGGGCAATGGCGGCGGCGCATGGTGGATCATCATCCTCTTCCTCTTCGTCTTTATGGGCGGAGGCTGGGGCATGAACCGTCAGGGCGAGTTCGGCCAGTATGCCACGGCAGCGTCTCAGCAGGAGATCCTCTTTGGCCAGCAGTTCGGCCAGCTGAATGACCGGCTGACCAACATCGGCAACGGCATCTGCAATCTCGGCTACGAGATGCAGGGCGGCATCGGGCAGCTGGGCAAGGAGATGGCACTGGCGCAGAATGGCACCAACATGACCATTATGCAGACCGGCAACAGCATTCAGGCTCAGATGGCTGAGTGCTGCTGCACCACCCAGCGGGCCATTGACAGCGTCAATGCCAACATCGACGCAAAGTTCGCTGCGCTGGAGAAAGCGCAGCTGGAGGGCCGCATCGCCCAGTTGGAGCAGGCCAACAATCAGCTGTTTATCCGTGACCAGCTGTGCGGCGTGGTGCGCTATCCCACCGGGTACACCTATACGGCTGGCCCGTCCCCGTTCTGCGGCTGCAATAGTGGCTGCGGCAACATCTAAACAGGATAAAATACGCCCTGTCAGGCGAGGCAAGCGGGGCGGGAGACCGTCCCGCTATATTTATCAGAAAGGAATGATCACATGAGCAAGGCTGCGATTTATACGACCAACGTTTCCGGGGCGACCGTCGCCGCAGGCGGCATTGTGCCGGTAGGAGGCACGACCCGGCGCTACGGGTGCAACATCAAGCAGGACGGCAACACCATCACGCTGTGCGGGCAGGGGTACTATCTGGTGAACGTGTCCGCCACGCTGGCTCCGTCTGAGGCGGGGACAGTCACCCTGACGGCTCAGAAGGACGGCGTGCCGATCATCGGGGCCACCGGCGCAGAGACTGTGGCGGCCAGCGGAACGGCGAACATCTATCTGACGGCCATTGTGCGCAATGCCTGTGGCTGCGACAGCTCCATCCTGTCTCTGCTGCTGGGCGGCGTGGCAGCGGTGGTATCCAACGTGGCGGTCACCGTCGTGAAACTGTGAGGGGTGCGGCATGAAGAATAAGATCGAAGAGTACAAGCGGAAGCTGGAGAAGGAACTGTGCGAGTACATGAAGCTTCCGGTTTCCGAGCGTTCCGCCTCCGCCGTGCGGGGCATGGCGGAGTGCTGGGCGAAGATCAACGAAATGGGCAAGTGCATGACGGCATCTGAGGACTTCCCAGAGCAGGATATCCAGCGCTGGAACGACCGGATGGTCAACGAGGACGGCACCACCGGTGGACACTGGAGCGAGTACCAGACCACGCCTCTGGCTGCTGCGTTCGGCATTTCCCCGGATCATGTGTCCGATGCGGAGTGGAACGTGACCATGAACATGATGTACTCGGACTACTGCATGGTGGCCTCCAAGTACGGCGTGAACAATGCCGAGTTCTTCGCAGACATGGCACGGGCGTTCCTCTTCGACAAGGACGCAGAAGGCCCCGGTGAGAAGCTGGCAGCATACTATCACAGTGTCGTGAAGGGCTGACCTTGTTAGTAATTTGTTAGTAACTGGAGAGAACCTGTGAAACATTGTGCAACTTTATGCGTGTAAATGTTGCCGAAAAGGTGCAATAATGCGTAAAAAGCTGTGCAATGCTGAGCAAATCGGGGGATGAATCTGCATATGTTGCAGGGTGTACGGGGTTCGAATCCCCGACGGGGCACCAAGAAAAGCCTTGAAACTCAACGGTTTCAAGGCTTTTCTCTTTTTGTTCATTTCTTATTTGTTAGTAACGTGTTAGTAACCTGAAGCGGTTCAACAATCGGAAAGAAACTGGGAATGTTTTGGGAGAAGTTGGGAATGCACGGTGTGATGGAGGATGTCAAGAGGCCCCGGAGGTGGCGGAGGAGGATTCCACGGCAGCGATCAACTCGGAGGCATCTGTGTGGACATAAATGTTGGCGGTGGTGGAATAATTGGAATGGCCGATGATCTTTTGCAGGATCTCCGGTGCCATGTGGTTTTTTCTGGCCCAGCTGGCGTAGGTATGGCGGGTGGAATGGGGCGTGAGATGGCGGATACCCAACCGCTCCAGCAGCGGGTAATAATCCCAGCGACGGAAACTGGACGAGACGTGATTTCCCGCATAACCGGAGAGCAGCAGAGGGCCTGTGGCATGAGCGGCAAAGTAGGCGAAATAAGGGCGGCCCTCCGGGCGAATGGGGATGATGCGGTTGCGCCCGGCTTCGGTTTTCTCGCCGCCAACCACATAGCTTTCATGGTAGTCCGAAAGCGGCAGGGAGAACAGCTCCCCGATACGCATACCGGTATACAGCAGCATGAGGACGATTTTGGCAGCATCGCTGCCGTCGGCCTCCAGCTTTTGGATCTCGGCATCGGAGAAGATCTCCTTCTCCTTCTTGATGTTTTCCGGGAGCCGGACGAATTTGGCGAAATTGGTGGAGATCATCTCCTCCCGGATGGCCCATGAGGACATCTGTGTTATGAGCTGCTTGTACTTGTTCACGGTGGAATGGCTCTTGTTCATATGTGGGTCAAGCACGGCCTGAAAATCCGCTGTGCGGAGGGATCGGAAAAGCTTATCATGCAGAGGGGCGAACACGTCAAAGGCCCTATTATAGGCCTCGATGCCCTTGGGGCCGACTTCTGGGTAGTGCTCCGCACTCCACGCTTCGAATACCTGGGCAAAGGTCATATTATACCGCTCGGTGAGAGACTGGCCGGAAAGGCGCTCCAAGGCATCCACAGCGTCTTTTTTGGTAGGGTAGTATCCCACGATGACCTTGTTCTTCGCAGCCACCCACGGGCGGCTCCTGCGGCCTTGCAAGCGGTAAACGGTGCCGGAGCCGTTGGGGCGCTTGGCGGATTTTCTGGGAATTTTGGTCTGGCGCTTGCCGCAGGCGTGGCAGAACAGGGCTCCCTGCGGCAGGACTTCACCGCATTTTATACAGTTCATGAGGGATGGCCTCCTTTTCGACAAAATAAAAACAGAATGTCTGATATCATGGGGACACAGGCACAGGCGG